GGAGCTAGGCAACGGCAGATTCCGCACCGAGTTAGCAACCGGACGGCCAGCCCGAGCGAGCGGCGCGTACATGTCCACCAGATACTGGGGCGGGACAAGAGCACCAAAAGCACCAGTGCCAACATCGCGAGTCTCAAGCACCTGCTTACCGTGACGCTGAATCCGGTCACGGGCCTCGAAGTCGTTCGAGAACTCCGAGCGGTAAGCGTCAGCAAAGAAACTGTGATCACCACCGGGCACATAAACAGCAGGTTCAGACTTGACCCGAACCTCAGGAGCCTTAGAGGCAGGATCATCGAACCGCTCAGCGAGCTTGCTGGCAGCAGAGCGGGCTTCCTCGGCCTCTACGAGCTCAGCCTCACGGCTGTTCAGCGAACCGATACGGTCGTCAATGGCCTTGATGGCGTCTCGGGCTTCGTTGAACGAAACACTTTCGGCATCAGTGAGGGTGGCATCGTCACGGGCTTCGGCCCCGGCGATGATGGCGTCCAGGTCGGCCTGGCGGGCAGCACGCTCGTCAAGAGCGGCACGGATATTCGAGCGGATCTGCTCAAGTAGAGTCATTGGTTTTCTCCATTGTTGAGTAACGCGAACAGCCCACAGGCCATGTGGCCAGCGGGCTTTGGATGATCAGTGGGACAAGAGTGGGCGGCTAGTGGCCTGGTAGACCGGCTAGACGCCCGGCGCTTAGTTCCGGCTGAGAGAGAGACTGTCACGAACCGCCTTAGCAGTCCGAAGATCAATCCCAGTTACGGTTGGGGATGAGTCTACATCACTGCGAAGCTTCACCAACGTCGCCGGATTAGCAGGGAAAGTGACGATCGAAACATCGTGTAGAGCGACCTCTGTGATGATGCGCTCAGCGTAGTCACCGCTCCACACCTGCTTGATCACACGGAACGCAAAAGACATCTCATCCATGTCCGAACGCTCAAGAGCCGAACGGATAGACGAGACAAGTGAGGACGACGGGTCTAGCGACGCTTCAACCAACAGGCCGATGTCGTCGGCGGTGAGCTTGAGCGTGCCCGACTTCGTGCGGGCCAAAGGAATACCGTCATGGTTGAGCAAGAGACGAACATCGTCACGTTCCAGAAGCGACTTCGTAGCTGCACCGGCGGCGATCGTCTCGGACCAGCCGCCACGCTCAGCGCCACCGGCCACGTCATACGGGTAATCCCACACTGTGGCGTAGCCGACCAGTAGAAGGCTCTCGCCGTCGTCGGCTCTGCGGATCTCGGGGCGAGTGAACGCACGAGACTCGACAGTGCGGCCACCACGTTCACTCACCAACCCATCGAGACCAGAACCGTTCTCGGCCAGGCGGCGAACAACCTCATCAGGCATAAGTGCGTTCATTGCAGGGCTTCTCCATTGGTAGACACCGGAGTCGTAGACATCGGCGGCCAAAGAGCCCGATCACCTTCACCACCAGGAAGCGGCGGACGGTCCTCATGCTCGCGGGCCTCGTTAGGCGTTCCCCAACCACCACGGATACGGAGGCTCTCAACTTCAGCCTGGGTACGCACATCAACCTTCACGAGAGCGCCCGTGTTGATCTTGCAATACTCACCGGACGGCACCATAGACGACAAGAGCTCCTCGAGCAGAGTGACCCACCAGCCGGCGTTGTAAGTCAGATAGTTCAGTGACCGCTGTTCAACGTTCGCGTAGGTCTGACTGTTGCCGGACTCGCCGCCGATCATCTCCGGCGGCACCAGGAAGAACCCAGCGATGTCTGCTTTGTTCGCCTTCACGGTCGCCAGAAACTGGCTTTCCTCCGGGCTTATCTGAATAGCCTCATAGCTCAACCCGTGACCCAACACAGCCGGTTCACGACCCGCAATAGCGTTACGGAAACGCTCCTTGATAATCAGCGCCTGCTCCTGCGAGATCGCAGAATCAGACACAAGAACCGACGACGGATGAGCACCGTCAACAAACCATCTGCGACCAAACTCAGTCGCCTGCAAGCCGAGCCCGACGGTAGCCGCGGCGTACTCAAGCGGCGACAAGCCGATAGGGCTACCCGGCATAGTGAAAGCAGGCCAATGAATCAAATCATCACCGGCAGGCCTGCCATCAATAAACCACTCAACCATCCCCTCGCCTAACGGCCTCGCCTTCATACGGGCCGGAGAAAGAATCTGAACCTTCGTCGGCCAACCGCCCTGGTCCCGCTCACCAACCAACCCAAACACGTTCCCACTCGTCAGCCACGACATGAGAATCTGCCTACGCCAACCGATCGCGTGCATCTGCGGCCACGGAGCAGAAAGCAACTGGCTAGGCCGCCCAACCTCCTCCGGTGCCTTACCCGCACGACGAAACTGCGACACCGGCAAAGCCGACAAACGCGAAATCAAATCAAGACAAGACCACACCGCCCCAAGCCTCATCGCATGATCCGTATCAGCCACCAAACCAGACGACGACGAACCAGCCCTACGGTTACGTTCCGCCGCCAAAGTGGCCGAGAGATCGTCTAGAGAACGGTTCTCGGTTTGGGCTACCGACGGGCGGAAGATGCTCACGAGCGAACCTCAACAGCCACCACAACAGCCGCACCAGCAACCATCAAAGCCGCGGGGATAGAAACCAGCGCAACACCAACAACAACCAAAACAAGACCGAGAGATTCAGCAAACAGTTTCACCACACACTCCCTGCCACATCGACTTCCTGATCATTCGTCACATACCAAAGCGCCCGCTCCAAACCCGCAACCGCACAAACACCCAAGTCAATGTGCCGGTTACTAGCCCGAGCATCCTTCGTCGGCCTAGCACCCTGCCGGTCAACCTTCAGGACCATCGCCTCAATATGTCTCGCCAACCGACGGTCCCCATCGTGCGTGACCTGACGGTCCAACACAGCGTCATAGAACGTCGCCCAAGCCCTAGTCATCCGGGCAACGCTACCCATCGGATACTCAGCTGCCGGCAGCCCTTCCGACTCCAGAACCGAAATAGACCGCTGCCAACGGAACGGGTCCATCCCAATCTCCCTGACCATCCGTGACCTAGCCGTGTCTCGAATCGCCTGCTCCACATCAGCGACCGGCACACGCCAACTGTTGTCATCGCCAGGCCGTTCCCAAAGATCAACCACAGTGATATGAGGAACATCCTCAACCGTGATACAGAGCACACCAGTCGAGTCACCAGACCACGAACCATCACCCATCAACACCACAGGCACATCCAGGTCAGGCACACGGTCAGACCGGCAAGCATCCCAAGCACCATTAGGCAACGCGGCGGTAGCAGAAGAAACCCAAAGGTTCGTTCTCTTCGTGCGAAACTCCGCTTCAGGTGTCCGCTTGACCTTGGCCTCAAAGTCCTCAACCGCGCAAAGATCCCCAAACCCAGGGTTCGCTTCCGCCCAAACACGAGGATCGGTGTGATCAGAGTCAGAACCGGCCTTCGGTTCCCACCAGGCAAAGAAGAACTGCGGATCATCAACCTCGCCACTCACAACCCTGCGGCCATGCTGGTAAAGCCCGTAACAGAGCGAGTCACGACCATGACTGTCCGTCCTCTGACCAGCCGTAGTGATCCCCACCAAGAGAGGCTCGGAACGGGCAGCGGTGCCCAACTCCATCACATCCCACAACTCACGGTCCGGCTGGATATGCACCTCATCAAACACAACCAGAGTCGGTGACAAACCCTCCGACACACCCGCTTCACGGCTCAACGGACGATAAACAGACCCGGTTGATCTGACCTCAATCGCATCCCGATAGACAGTCGCCAACTCGCTGAGCTCAGGGTCAAGCTCAACCATCCGACGAGCAGAACCAAACACAATCCGAGCCTGCTCACGAGTACCAGCACACGAGTAAACCTCGCCACCATCCGGCCCCAGAAACAAACCATGCAACCCAAGCCCGGCACCCAAAGCAGACTTACCATTCTTACGGGCCATCCCAATCAAAGCCGTCCGATGCTTCAACGAACCATCAGGACGCTCCACATAAAGAGCCCGAACAAGCTCACGCTGCCACGGCCGCAACCGAAGAAGCTCACCGGCACGACCACCAACAGACTCTTTCGTAATCCGGCAGTAGCTCTCAATGAAGGTCACTACCTCATCGCCACGGCTACGGGCATGGTCCGACGGATCACACGAAAGCCACCTGGGCGGACACGACTCCAAAGCGGTACTAGCAGCCACGAGCAGCCTTCAGCTTCTCCAACGTTGAAGCCGACTGGACCTCAACCAACCCCAGCCGGCCACGACTCACCGGATCGAAACCGAGCGCCGACAACTGGGCGATGATCTGCTTATCAAGCTCCCGCAGATCCCGACGTGAACCTACACCGCTCATAACCTCCTCACGGAGGACCGCCCGCTCCTCAATAGCTTCACGAAGCAACGAAACAGCAAGACCATCCGTCGATGCCAGCCAGTAACCACCAGCAGCGAGAACAGAGTCCATCAAACTGGCTGGGTCATAGTGATTGACCACTTCGGCTGCGACTGGCTCAACTTTCAGGACGGTCACTTTATCCGGCAACGGACGGCGGCCAGGGTTACCGGCCCGTCGTTTCTGCTCTGTTGGTTTCGGC